AGGGATAAACAAGTGGAGGGGATGGACTATACCTGATCAAGACTTGAAAGCTTGGGTTTGTCCTACTTACCATCCCAGTTTCGTGATGAGAGGGGGAATAGAGGATGCTCCAGAAACTATATGGATTCAAGATTTGGAAAGAGCCATATCTATGATTAAAATTCCATTTCTAAAGTATAAAGAACCCAAGATTGAAGTAATTGAAGATTTAAGTATATTAAATGATATAACATCTGATTTAATATCCTTTGATTATGAAACTACCGGAATAAAACCTCAAGCCGAAGGACACCGAATCATTTGTGCATCGGTAGCAGATACTCCAAATCATGCTTATGTTTTCTTAATGCCTCGAACTAAACGCAATCGAAAACCGTTTTTAGATTTATTAAGCGATCCAAGAATAGGAAAGATGGCTCATAATATGAAGTTTGAGGATACCTGGAGCAACGTCCGATTGAAAACAGAAGTAAATAATTGGAATTGGGATAGTATGCTGGCCTCCCACGTATTGGATAATCGTACAGGAGTTACTGGATTAAAGTTTCAAACCTACGTTTTGCTAGGGATACCAAATTATGATGAGGAAATTTCTCCTTGGTTACATAGTGAAGATAAGGGGGGAAATTCTTATAATCGTATACAAGAACTTATAAAAACCGAAGATGGGAAAAATAAATTATTAAAATATTGTGCTTTAGATGCAATTAATACCTTTCGTATAAGTCAAATACAACAAAGACAAATGAATTATACTTTTTTACCTTTTTAATTAAAAATTTTATTACCTTTATACCGCTTATTACTTATACAATGTTTCAACAAAGAAATAATATTGCCCCAAAAGTAGATGTATCTTCACTTCCTTGTGTAGGTAATAAGCCATCTGCTGGAGGGGCTTTATATTTTTAAACTTATGGTACGTTTAAGTATTCCCAAAAACTCTTCTGGTATTTACCAAATTAAATCCAAAGTTAATAGTAAAATTTATGTCGGCAGTGCTGTAAATTTATTCTCTAGAAAAGTAGATCATTTTTCAAAATTAAAAAAGAAATGCCATCATAATATTTATTTGCAATATCATTATAATAAATACGGAATTGAAGATTTAGTTTTTGGAATCATAGAGTTTTGTCCTAAAGAAAAACTAATTGAAAGAGAGCAATACTGGATGGATACTTTGAAACCTATATTTAATTTTATTAAAGTAGCAGGTTCTCAATTAGGATATAAACATACAGAAGAAACGAAACAAAAAATAAGTATAACTCAAAAGGGAAAGACCTTATCAGAAGAAACGAAACAAAAAATAAGAGAAGCCAATGAAGGCAGGATTATTTCAGAAAAAACACGTCAAGCAGTTAGTAAAGCTAGAAAAGGTATAAAAATGTCTGATGAAACAAAAGAAAAAATGAGAAAACATGCTTTATTAAATAATTCATTTAAAGGAAAACATCATACAGAAGAAACAAAGAAAAAAATAAGTATAAAGAACAAGGGTAAATTAACAGGAGAAAAAAATCCAAATTATGGAAAAGATTTTACAGGTTCTAATAATCCAAATTATGGAAATAAGTATTCTTGTGAAGTTAGACAAAAAATGAGTTTAAATCATAAAGATTTTACAGGTTCTAATAATCCAAATTATGGAAAGCATTGTACGGCAAAGACAAAACATTTAATTTCTGAAGCTAATAAAAAATATCAACTTCAATATGGCAATCCCATGAAAGGAAAACACCATACACAACAGACGAAAGATAGAATAAGTTACGCAAAAAGGAAAAACATTCAAAAATAAAAATTTATTTAATCAATAATAAACAATCATGAACGACAGTCAATGGCTGATTGAATTTGATGCTTCTAAAGCAAAATTTCGGTGGTTCTTTATTCAGTATGGATTTGATGCTGAGTGGAAGCGATTGGAGGAAGCCCGATCCAAGAACCAAGTAAAAAGAATGTTAGATATTATGAATTCCGTTTGGTTTGAATTGCCAGACAGTATTTTTAATATTAAAATGAATCCTGCTGGATGGGTTGAATTTTTAAGTTTATTGGAGGAATAAATTATGGACTTTATTAAAATTAAAAATTTAAGGATTTGTAGCAAAGAAATCCTTGTTTATTATCCCGTTATTATTCAAGAGAGTAATGAACTACGAATAATTATAAATACAAATGGTGGAGCAATAGAAATAACCATTCCTTTGGATAATCAAGAAGAATTGGATTTAGAATTAAAAGCTCTTGATTGGCAATTGTTATGAATTGTAATCCAAAAACTCAAGAAGCATACCAGCTGCTCCACGATGGGATTTTAGCCCTTTCCAAGGCAGAACGTCAGGGAATGTGTGTGAATATGGATTCTCTTCGAGATAAGCAACGAGAATTATCTAAAAAAAGTAATAGAATAGAAGAGGAATTTAAACAAACTCAATTCTTTCGAGATTGGCAACGATCAACCAATAAATCTATTAATATTTATTCTACTAAACAATTAGGAGAGTTTTTATATGATGTAAAAGGTATTAGACCAGTTAAAACTACTCCTACTGGTAAAGGATCTACTGATGAAGAATCCTTGAAACAATTAGGCATTCCTGAATTAGAGTTTTATGAAGAAAAGACTAGGATTAAAAAATCCCTGGATGTGTTAGAAGGATTTGAACGAGAACAAGTAGATGGAGTAATTCATCCTGTATTTAATCTTCATTTAGCACGAACATACCGTAGCAGTAGCTCTGACCCCAACTTCCAAAATATACCTGTTAGGGATAAAGAGATGATGAAGATTTGCAGGGGTGTTCTTTTCCCACGTCCGGGTCATCAATTAGTAGAAGCAGACTTTGGACAATTGGAGGTTAGAATTTCAGCTTGTTACAATAAGGATGAAAAACTTATCTATGATATTCTTCATGGAGATATGCACTCAGATATAGCTCAACAATTATTCTTCATCGACAAGATAGATAAAAGTATTCCAAGTCATAAACTACTTCGATATGCTGCTAAAAACGGTTTTGTATTCCCTCAATTCTATGGTAGTTATTATAAAAATTGTGCTATCAATATATCTTATTTAATGAAGTTACCCCAAGGCAGGTGGAAACCTGGGATGGGAATTTCATTAGGAGATAGTACTATATCAGATCATTTAATTAGTAATGGTATTCGATCTTTGGATAAATTTACGGATCACATTAAAGATATAGAGGATCAATTCTGGAATGTTCGATACAAAACCTATACTGCTTGGAAAGAACGACATTGGCTAAAATATCAAAGAAAAGGATACATTGATACTTTTACCGGATTCCGGTTTACCGGATTGATGGGAAAAAATGATGCTATCAACTATCCGATCCAGGGGAGTGCTTTTCATGGATTACTTTGGAGTCTAATTCAAATGGATAAATTTATTTTGAAAGAAAAACTAAATACTCGAATCATATCTCAGATTCATGATAGTTTACTTTTAGACGTTCATCCAGATGAACTGGATCAGGTCGTTCGAGCCGTCAAACGGATTACTTGTACCGATTTACTTAATGCTTGGAAATGGATAAATGTTCCTCTTGAAATAGAGGCAGATTTAGCAGGAGTAGATCAAAGTTGGGCAGAGAAAAAAAGTTACCCTCTACCTTAAATCAAACTTGTCGTAAACGTATAATAATATAAACCGAAAACCCGTTATGAGTCTATATTTGAAATATCGTCCTTCCTCATTAGAGGGGGTAAAGGGCAACGATGAATTAGTAGCTGCTCTGGATTCTATGTTAAATGATCCAGAATCCTGTCCTCACGTATTTTTACTTACTGGCCCGACAGGATGTGGTAAAACCACGATTGGTCGGATCATTAGTAATCGTCTTGGTTGTAAGGGTTCTGACTTTCGAGAAATTGATTCGGCTGACTTTCGTGGAATAGATACCATCCGTGATATTCGCAGGAATAGTGAGTACATGGCAATGGAAGGAACTTGTAGGGTATGGTTGATGGATGAAATCCACAAAGCAACTTCTGATGCTCAGAGTGCATTGTTGAAAATATTAGAGGACACTCCTTCTCACGTTTACTTCATACTTTGTACTACTGATCCTCAAAAACTACTTCCTACGTTGAAAGGTCGTTGTACGATCTTTACGGTAAAGACGTTAGAGGGGGAAATGATGAAGCGAATGTTAAAGCGGATAGTACGATTGGAGGAGGTAGAGATAAGGGATGAAATACTGGATCAAATTGTTTCTCGAAGTGAAGGACACCCCCGGAACGCTCTCCAGGCTCTGGATAAGGTTTTACGGGTTGATCCTGAACAGCAATTAGAGATACTAAAGCAGAGTGCTGAAACGGATGCTCAAACCATAGACCTTTGTCGAGTGTTGTTGAAAGAGAGAAAGAGTTGGAAAGAAGTGGCAGGAGTATTGACTGGTTTGAAAGGAGATAAGGACAATACGGAAACCATACGTTTGGCGGTAATGGGATATTGTCAAAGTATCTTGCTAAAAGGTTCTGATATGAGATTGGCTGGATTAGTAATGGAGGAATTCAACGAACCATTTTGGAATACTGGTTTTCCTGCTCTTGTATTAGCTTGTTATAGAATTGTACATAGTTAAAAGATAAGATATGAGCAGAATAGATTTAAGAATAAAGTATCATCACGATACAGGGAAATACCCTGTTGATGGAATGGCAGATTCTATACTATCTGATTTTGGGGAAGATCAAGAGTATGAAATAAGTACCTATGATGAAGAAGGAGAACCAGCTACAATAGAAAATCCGTTGTATCCTTTATTAGATTACATTGCTTGGCTTGAAGAACAATTAGATAAACACGAAACAGAAAGGGAATAAAATTATGAACTACGAAAAGGACATGTATATTGATCCGGATAGTCTGGATGTAGAGTGGTTGGGGCAGCCATCTTTAGTGATGAAATATGCCAACATATCAGCTAAAGCTGAGTTGGAGTTAGATCGAGCTAAAGAACGGTTGGACTTAACTAAAGCAGAATTAGATACTGCTATCCGAAGTAATCCTGAAAAGTATGGCATTCTGAAAATTACGGAAGCGGTGGTAACAAGCACTATTTTAACTCAAGATAAGTACAAAGAGGCTACGGAAGAGTTTTTACAAGCTAAGTATGAGGCCAAGATAGCTTCTGGGGCATCCCGTGCAGTAGATCACCGTAAATCAGCATTAGAGAACCTTGTTAAA